TTCGCACGTTCTTTAACCTCAAGAAAGAACTCCTTAATTGCTTGTTTGCTGTCAATCTCAAGAAGTTCGTTGTCACTCATGTTGTTTGTTACTTGGAATTAAGATTTAATCCTGCTTAAACTGCAAGCCTTCTTTTTCATTGAAGTTTTTAAGTTCATTTTGTAGTTCAGCAGAAAATTCTGGATCGCTTGATGCTTGGTTTGCTAATGCGGTAATTCCCTGCCTTGTCATAAAAGTTCCTTTGAACATTTTAACGTAAGCGTCATTTACTTCTCCAGGCAAAGCATTCCTAGCAAGAGCGGATTTTAACCCATATCGCTCTGTTCCAGTTGAAAGCATTGCTGCTAGGTAGCGATTTTTTAGCTTACCAAGGATTGGAGAAATCGGAATAACAAAAGTAGTTCCTCCTTGGTTTGCCACAGTTCTAAGATTGCTTGCTTTAGCTGTAATATCAGTTATAGTATTGCCTTCATAAACTTTGGCTAAGTCATACATAAACTGAGCATCTTTCTGCCCAAGAACAATTTCTAATTTTTGAGCAAATTGAGATTTTCCAGTTGGTGATTCCCAATTCGCAAGAAACTTTTTAGCGTCAAATAATGGTGTATATGGCGCACTAGCAGAAGGAACACCACCAGAATAATCATCAAGCAAATTTCGCATAAAGTCACCCTTAAAAAGATTCCTTGATTCTGGTGATAACTTTCCAAGTTGTACCATTATTGTTTCAGTATCCTTAATGGTATTTCCTTTTGAAAGTATTGATTTAGAAAGCAAATCTGGATCAATATCCTTAAAATTTCCTTTTTTGGCGGCCTTGAATATTGAAGATGTAACCAATGCTTCTTCTTGTCTTTCTAAAGCGTTTCTTTTGATTATCCCGTTAGCTACTTCATCTCTAGCATCTTTACTAAGAGCATAAGACAACGAATTTAAATCAGTAAGGGTCATCTGTGGCACATTTGCTGATTTTAAAACCCTAAGTTTGCCATTTATGCTATCCAATCCCCTAGCTATTGCTGCCGATTTATTACCATATAATGAATCAAGTATACCTTGATCATAATCAAGTAGTGCTACTCCCTTTTTACTACCCATACCAAGATCGTCAAGGTATTGAACTTGCATCATTTCTTGCATTTTTTGAGTAATGCCTGCTTGAGTTGGGTCGGCTAATTCAAGTTCTTTTGATGCTTGAAGAACTCTATTGATAGTGAATGGTTCTTTCATAACAGAACTAACAATATCTCTTGGGGTTGTTGCTTGTTCTCCAACAACTTCTTTTAAAACTCTACCAAGGATATTTCCCTTAAACGTTCCTCTAGTTTCAACTAGTTCAGTTGCTTTCTGGAATTCTTTCCCAAGATTTCCAACCGTTCCATCTGGAAGTGCAACATTAAATTTGCTGTAAATATTGCGTCTTAATTCTGATAACTCACCAGAAATACCACTGCCAAAAACATCTGTTGTTGTTCCTCCAACGGCCCCACCATCAGGTCTGGCATCATTAAACGCTCTAATCCAAGCATCGAAAGACCTAAAGTCTAATTGGTCTGCTTTTTTAATTTGTTGTATTTGATTTTGCAACTGTGAAATAACAGAAGAATCTTTTTCACCGTCTATTGACTTTTGAATTGAAGAAATTTTATTTTCATCTAGTGCTAATAATTTCAACCTTGATTCTACGCTGTTTACTGCTGATTCATCAAATGCTCCAGCAAAGTTTACTTTTCCTTTAAGTCTTGGCAAAGCATCCAATAATTGTTTTGCGCTTATTTTAAATCCAGAAGCATTCGCTACATCAGCTAATACGTCATATTGTGCAGTTGTTGATTTGACTGCCTGATCTTCTGCTGACGCAACAGTATCTCTAAATATTTTACCCAAATCATCCACGTTTGCTTTTGCGGGAGGTTTAAGTATTTGATTTATCCTATCTTCAATAATCAAAGTATTTTTATCATTAGATCTGGCAATGCTATTTGCAAGTGATCGGCGTTGTCCATCTTGATTAACAGCAATAGCACTAAAATCATTGGCTGTTGCTGGAACGCCTTTCTTTACGCCTTCAAAAAGAGTTCGAATGCTTTCTTGTGCTTTCCTCATGTTGTCTGCAATACCAGACCTTGGGAATTGACCGCTTAATTCTTGAGCGGTTTCAAGTCCTTGTTTTCCAAATTGCGCTCCAGCAGGAATAGCAGATTCAGAAAGTCCTAGTCTTTTGACAGATCCTTCATAAGCCTTTAAAAACTCATTTTTAAAACCACTTGGCATTCTAGCGGCAATCATTGTAGATGGAACTACATCTATTCCTAATCCAACGGCTGTGCCAATTGCTGCCTCTAAACCTCTTCGTCCAATGCTTTCAACAACCTTTTGCGGCATACTTAATGCTGCTCTTGTTATAGAATCAGCAATAGGTCCAAGTGTTGCTCTTGTTGCTCCACCAGCAAGAGTTGCAGTAACTGGGCTTTTAGTTACTGCTAGTGTTCCTAATGTAGCTCCAATTTCAGCAACAGCAAGTGGTGCTTCAACAGCAAGCATTCCAGCAGTTCCAGCAACACCCTTATCAAGCGTTGTAAAACTACTTCCGTTTTGATTTTTTATCAAATACTCAGTATTACCACCAACGTCAATTGGTGTAATATTTGAGTTTGGATATGTTCTTTTTAAGTATTCAAGTTCTGACTCAGGTGTAGGTAACGCACCAACACCAGCCCTAACTCCTGCTGGAAGTTGTTCCGCTTCTCGGCTACCTGCTGGAGCGTTGTAAAGTTGACCAATAATCTCACGTTTTCTTTGTGTATCTTGTTCTAGTGTTGTTGGATTAACATTACCTCCAGCAAGGTTTGGAGCATTTGGCATTAAACCATAAGGAGAATATACTACTGATGTACCTGCTGCATACGGAGTCCTAAGTTCCTGTCCAAGTTTGCTGATTTGTTCTTGTTGTGGTTTTTCTTCTTGTTGTTGAAGTGAAGAGTATTGAATTTGAAGTTCTTCAGACTTTCCTTCAAAAAGTTTTAATTTATCTAAAAGAGAAGTGTCTATTTCTTTACCTTGCGCTTTAGATTCTCTGAGCCTTTTACCAATTTCATTAATTCCAGTAGAAAGATTTGCAAGATCGGACTCAATTATTTTTTTGTTTTCTTGGAGATTGCTCATTTAGATTTAGGTAAAAATTCTTGCAATGTATCTTTTGCTCCTTGATCTAATCCAACACCACCACTTAAAGTAGCTGGAGCTTCGTAAATAGTTGACTTGCTCAAAAGATTTTTATTTAATTTTGTCCATTCATATGACTTGCCTTCAACTCCATTAGCATTTACTCTTGCAATTTGCCTATTGGTTATGTAGTCGCTAACATATTTATCGTATTCGGTTTGACTTATTTTCTTTTCGTCAAAAGCCTTAATAACATCATCTGGCATTCCATTGATTGCTTCAAATGAGTTAAGAAGATTTAAACTAAGGGATTTTGCGATTGTATCCTTTCTTGCGTTTATTTTAAGTGGAGAAAATCGACCTTCATATCTAGGCCATTCTTTTTCAGTCATTGTTCCAGAAGCTCCTCCAGTTATAGAACTATCTCTTTGCTGTTTCATTTTTATAAAAGAGTTTTCTCCATTTATTCTTTCATAGAATCCAGCTAATTCTCCTCTTTCTGATGCTGGTAAAGCCTCAGCAAGCAAAGCATTTCCTGCTGCAAAAATAGGATTATTTGTTCCTGTTGTATCAAGACGTTTAAATGCCTCTTCAGTATTTGCTTGGTTAAGTCTAAATGACTCATTTTTTAACTGTTCTCCCGCTTTAGCTGCATTTTCAGTTTTTGCACCACCGCCACCTCTTGTAATTTTAAATCCACCTCCAGGAACACTTTCAATTGTTTCTCCAGCTCCTCCAATATCTGCTCCACTAACCATGAAGCTGCCATCAGCAAGTGGTCTGGCGTTAATTTTAAATCCTTTAATAGCAAGATCTTGAACTTGTTGAGCCGTCATTGGAGTTTCGGCTTTGCTGCCTCCAGCGATTGGTCGTCCAAGTGGAACTGGCGCATTTGCATTGCTAGTTCCTACATTTAGTCCAGCTTGAACTTGATTAGCGGCATTTGTTGGTGCTTTTTGATTCATAACACCTGCTTGCAACCCAGCTTGTACTTGTTGATCTGGCGTTGAAACAACATCTCCAGGAACAACTGGAATTTGATTGTAATTCATACTTGCTGGTGGATTTGGAACATTTGGATTTGTTGTTAAATCTGCCAACGAATTATTAGTTAGTGTTCCTCCAGTTCCATTAGCATATGCATCCATATCTACAATTGGATCTTGATTTAGTGCGCTAAACATATCGCCGGCAGCATTTACCAAAACTGGAACACCTGTTCTTCCTCCAACATCAATGCTTTTAAGTTCTAATTTTCCAGCGTTAGAACGAGCTTCTGCTTGAGTTGCCAAATTTTGCTGATTATATTTTCCTTGTTGTATATCAAGCTCTCTGGATTTAAGTCCAAAATCCCTATTCTTATTTGACTGACCAATTGCAAGTTCAATAAGCCCAGGAGTAGCACTAGCACTAGCAAAACGATCATTTAGAGAAATATTCTCATCACGAAGATTGTCTAAAATTGGTGCAAATGCTCCTTGCAACTCTGGATACAACTTAATTGCGGCATCAATTTGCGTGGAACTTTGCTTTAGCAGCTTTTTCTTATCATTCTGATCTTTAAAATAATCAGTTGCAGTTTTTGCAATAGTCTGCCCAAGCCCCGTTATTGCGTTAGCGTTGGTGTTTGCTGCGTTTACAAACCCAGAGTAGTCCTGTCTAAACAGACTGGGGTCAATTGATGCTCCTAGTAGTGCCATAATGTTATACGAATGCCCTCCCGCTTGCGTCTCCTACGATTTTAGCTCGTTGTGGGGAAAACAATCCAGCAAGGGAACCACCAGCAAGTGACGCACCGCCTGTAAGTGCAGCAGCACCAATTTGTCCAACAGCATTAAATATCCCAGCATTTTGCTGTGCTTGCATCTGTGCATTTGCTTGCTGTGCCGCTAGTTGGTTGCTACGTTCGGTTGCACCAAGGTTTAGTGCTTGCCCTGCGTCGAATAACCCAGGTGTGCCGCGACCGATTTGTTGTAAGCCAACGCCTAATTGTTGCTGACCTGCTTGGTAGCTTAGTGGTGTTGATCCTAGTAGTTGTAACCCAGGTTGTGAGTAAAACTGTTGACCCATGTTGTAAGCACCAAGGTTAGCGTTCTGTGCTTCACCGCGAAGATTGCCCATCGTGCCTTGTTGTGCTTGGAACTGATTGAAGGCATTTAGACCCGCTGTGCTTGCCTCTCCTCGACGCGCTGCGAGTGCGTTCTCACGGTTCAGTATCTCGCTTGCCACACCGAGGTTGCCACCGATACGTCCTGCTGCCTGTGCGCCTGCACGGGCTTGTTGATCGGCGTTACGCATCTGCTCTTGGGACAAGTACCCACGGCGAGCGAATGCCTCGTTGCCTAGCATGTTGGCTTGGTTGACGTATCCTTGGCTCTGATCTTGGTATAACCCAGCTAGACCCTGTGCCTGTAGTGCTTGATCCTGCGATTGCTGTACCCGTGCTGCCGCTTCTGGTGACATCGCTTGCAGTAGACCCCGTGCCTGACCTGCTTGACCAGTCATCTGACCGAGTTCTGCAGATCGAGCGTCACCTAGTTGCCGTGCAGCCTCTTGCGTAGCACCTTGCATTTGTCCATAGTAACCTTGCTGCCCATTTACACCTTGTGTAAACGCTGAGATATCACCTAGATTTAGTCCTTGGAACTGCGGACGGTACTGACCCTCAAACGCCATAGTGCTAGGCATAGATTGCTGGTATGCACCAAGCAACTTGTTGATGTCAGCACCGTAATTAGCCTTGGGGGCTTTGACTTTTTTAACTTTACCCATGATCGTCTTATTTGAGTTTTTTGTAGAATTTTAGAATGTCGTAGACCCTGACATGGGGAGATTGCTTGAAGTCTCGTTGAAATGATATGTAATCGAAATCGGGGACGAACTTTGCGAGTGCGTTCCGCATATTTCCCGTGCAGATGGTGACAAACAACGTGTTGGAATCGTGGTGTTCCCGTGCTTCTTCGGGGTTGTTTGAGTCAGAGTAGTAGCACAACGCGAAAGAATGCTTGTCGCAAATGACCACACCGTGGCAAAGATGCCATGTGATGAGTTCTTGTAAGTTGAGCTTGTTTCTTTCATATAGTTCTATTGTACCTGCTAGGTGCTTATTCATCAATATTTGATGCAGTATAGTAAAGCAATATTGCGTGGACGGGTTTCAGTACCACCTGTTGCCTGTGTATTAAATGATCCTAATCCCAAATTATCAAATCTAGCTGGATTAGTGTTTCCACCACTACCAGTTGCAGGATGCACAAACATTGAGTGTGTATGGCTTTTAAAATCATCCGCTTGTGTTGTACCAAATGTTCTTCCAGAATCGTATACCGTACCATCATCTGCCCAAGACCTTATGAATTGTCCTCTTAGATCAGGTAAGTTAAATGTTGAACTACCGTCACCAACTCCAAATGTTGTGCCAATAGCAGCAAATAGATCGGCATAAATTCCTGTTCGGCTTATAGCTGCACCATTAGCTTTTAACCACCCAGTTGGGGCCGTTGTCATGGCAAATGGCATGAATGCTCCTGTTGGCACAAGGGAATTATTTGTTTTTGCTTGCGTGACGTTACCGTCTAAAATCTTTACGGTAGTAACAGAATCATTTGCCAATTCATTTGCAGTAATACCAAGTGTATTAACCTTTAACGCCCCGCTTGAAAGGGCAAGTGTGTTGTTACCAGTTGCAATTGCACTACTTGTAAACGTAGTCTGATCGATCACGTTATTGAGCTTCGCACTTGTAACAACGTCCGTGGCAGTAAATGTGTATGTAGTGTCTAGTACTCCCATATTATTATTTTTGTGAAATGATTTGTCTGTTGGTCACGGAACCCGCGACCATGATTGAGTGAACCTTTGGACTGCCTTGAGTCCTGTTAAGTAGTAACGTACCAGTAAACCCACGCACACCACCAATACGGCAACGGATAGTCGCAGTCTCAGCTTCGTTAGTCGTGCTAGGCGTAAGCATACCACCAAGGAACGTAGATGTAGTGCCAATAGCAGCAGCAAAGTCTGGGTCTTCAGCGGCAAACGAGATGCTATACTCGCCAGTCTCGCCAGCAAGGTTCTGCATCTGAATTTGAGTGTCCGTAAAGCGTTTCCGTTCTAGAGTGTTGAAATTATAGCCCCTAGATGTCAAAGATGCGGCAATCTGCGGTGTTACGATAGTTCCATCAAGGTTAGACACGCTTAATCTGTCTTGGATTGACTCGGCAAACTCCATCTGGTGCAAACCACCGTTGCTTGTGACCGTGTATAGGTTGTTTCTTACCCCGCCAGAGGCAGTAATGTAGTCCGTGATGATAAACTGGTTGTTTCCGTAGGTATCAATCGACTCCCACCCCTTATTTAGGAAGTTATACACCAATACTGCGTTGTTACCAATGGCATCGTTAGCACCAGCAACGCTATCAAGCGGTACGGCAAGGAAATATCGGTTGTCAAAGTACACCGCTACGGCCTTATCCGCCTTGTCAGGGTTAATCCTGTCGATGTACGGCTGGATATTCTTGGAAAGCGGTTGATCCATGCCTCGCAGGTTGTAATCATTGAGGAACTCAAGACCATACACCCCGTTGTCAGACAAGAAATACATGGTATTACCACGCATAAGCACTGTCTTACGGGCTAAGCATCCAACTTCGCCAGTAAGTTCGCGTACAACCGTGTCTGTGAGGTTTCCAGACGTGTTGCTGATTGAGTGGATGCTGTTGCGGTTAAGCACAATCATCGTGTCATCGAAGAATCCGTGCATTGCCACCACTCGATCTGCTGTGCCACCAGAAATACGGAACTGGTTGTAGATCTGATCGTAGGTATTCTCGTCTAGGATGTCGCTAATTGCTACCTCGTCACGGATATTCCTGTCTGTAAATGTACCATTTGGACTAGTACCAGATTGATCGTAGTAGTACGGCACAAACAAACGTCTCTGGAAGTAAGTCCCCCACGGTGCGCCTGGTAGGTGCATAAACCCGCCACCACTGCTTTGGGGTTTTGTGTAGGTAATCTTATGACCTGTAGGAGAATGGTCTACCCAATCAACGTACATTTTAAATTCTGTTGCAGACGTAATGCTTGCAACGTAATACTGGTCACCAATTACTGGCCCAGCAGGTGGAGATGTAGTTGCAATATCAATAATCTGAATAAGATCGCCTTCAACTAACCCATGTCCTGCTGCGTGTGTTACAGTTGCAACTCCGTTTAATATTACTGTATTGTTATTATCATCAATAATTACAGGCTGGGTGTAATCACCACCTACCATAACCGTAAACGCAGCACTAGTACCATCCCAGACAAGTGGTTGTTTCCTGTCACGGAACAAGATCACCTTGTCAAAGCATTGCTGCATATCCGTAAACGCATCTACTGTCTGCGAAGCTGGGTAGGTAATCGTAGTTACCAAATAAGTATCAAGGTCGATCTTCTTGGCAACAGTATCTAGTGCTACAATAACGTACTCTTTAGATTGCTCATTAGGGTTGCTAAACAAGCAGGACGCACGGACGTTGCCAGCAGCAGCGTCATTGATTGGAGTCTGTGAAAGCGTACCTGTACCAGATGCTGCGGTTACGCCAGTAACTGGAAATGTTAGAGTATTAGCTGTATCATAAGTTACTACCCTATCGCCATTTGGGTCAGTCCCACTAAAAGTCAAACCAGCAATCCTAGCAAGACCTGTAGTGCCGACAGCAAACCCGTGCGCCGTAACTGTAATTTTTACGGTGTTTGTGCTTGGGTAGGACGCAGCAGAGATTGTTTTTGTGGCATCAATAACTAGGAACGGCAACTGCAATGGGTTACCACCAGATACCAACGCACCCGTCCTGCTCTCGACGCTCTTCCTCGGTTTCCAGTACCCCTCCATGCGCCCGTTAACGCTCTCCCGTACCTCGGTAAGCAGCAACTGGTTCAACTGGTCACGCAGGTTAACACTATTAAACGCCTTGTCACCATCACTGGCAATCGCGTCATCTAATCCACCCGTTGACCTGTATTGACTCATCCTTAAATAGCTGTAGAACCAACATTAGCCATACGTCCTGTACGGCATACCGCACATTATGCGTAGTAACCAATAACAACACCAGTGGTTCCACTTGAAATTGTAAACCCAGTAACCAACCCACCAATACCCGTACCCGCATTGTGCGTGATCGTAATCAGCTTTGTACCACTGTCTTCCAAGTTAGAAGCAAACGCGCTAAACGCAGTGTCATTAACAATTTGTAGCCACCGAAACGAACCCGTGACAGCACCGTTTGCAGCCGTAAACACCTTGCCGCCTTGTTGACCTTGTAGCTGGTATGAATCTCCTCTTGCCATGCACAAACCTACGCACAATTACGCCAACCTGTCAAGTACATTCGCCCATTGTAGCATTTTTTGTTTGGCTGATTGATGACAATAGCCCCATTAGGTAATTTTTTGTTTGGCTAGGTTATGGTACAGGAATTTCCAAGCCAGCCCGATGCCGACCCCCTCCCCCCCTATTGCACATTGTGTGCGCTTGCATAGTCCAGGCGTTTGCTTGTTGCTTGCGTTTGCATACTGCTTGCGTCATGCGTAATTTAAACGATCGTTTGAATCATGCCGGCATTAAAACGCTTGTTTGAATCGAACGTTTGCTTGTCACTTGTTCCACGTGGAACATTGTCGCGTCAACCCGTGATGAAACGTCACGCTTTACTTCGTCATTACATTGCTGGCATCCGTGGAACATTGCCGTGGAACAAATCCTAGCGCACCATTGCCAATCCATGTGTGTTCCACGCGATCCCTGTGGAACATTACGCACCGTGATTTGACCAGGTCGTTTCCGCTTATATAATCCGAAATGAGGCTCAGAATGAAAGTTTCCAACGCTTTCACTTGCTTGCGAAAAATTAAACATTGACCGATTTAGAAAACTCTGAGTAAAATTGACCACGTTATGATGACGCCGTATTAATAACGGGATAAGTTCGAATCGCGTAGTTCGTTTAAGTTTGTTCGTGATGGATGGATTCTGGCGGTAGTTTGAATATCTGCTAGTCTAACGATCTAACTATCTAACGATCTAACCAATCACTTATCCACACAATAACAAAGCAACTTTGCTTTCGCGATTGCCGGAATTCAAACGTGAAGCGTAATAAATGCTACGTTATTAATACGGTAACTCGCTTAGTTTCAACGTGACACAATCGGACGCAAAAATAATTCACTTTGTTGGCAGATTTTTGTTGGCAATGGGGAAAGCGTATTGTAAAGTATTGGCAGTTGAGAGAGTAACAACTCAACACGACAAACAAATGACAACGACAGAAACACAACGCAAGGCGGCTGAAAACTATTTCCTTTCCCTAGCCGAAATTGAGCTAAACGCTTATAAGGCTCTCCGCGACGAAACCGCCGCTTGGCAATTCCACCGTGAACGCTACGTTGAACTTTCCAATGCTGCCGCTCGCCTCATGGGCGAAAGCATTCCATTCCAAGATTGATCCTACTAAGTAGGTTCTACCCCTACTTCACAAACAAACAACAACAAACACACAAACATGAAAAACAAAATCGAAATCACCACTAACGCCGAAGGAATCATCATCGTTGGCATTGCCAACGATAGCTACCCTGCCTCCTTCGGCCCTTACCGTCCATCGACGGCGGAAGTAATCGCTGCTGACCACGGAGATTTTTTCCTTGCAGCTTGCCGTTTTCCAGGCGGAATCGGATCGCCGTCCTTTCGGGACATGATCGACCGTTTGGCAGCAGACATGGGTGGCTATCCTGAATGGTGGCAGGCATAGGTCGAAACGGGGAAGCCCATCTCACGGTAAGGCCGTGACTGAAGAGACCACAAACAAACAAACAAACAAAAATGAAATACCTACCGACATTAGACCTTTGGAACAACGCAACACAACAAGCCGTCATAAGCGGTCAGATTAAGCTACAAGCTGGCCAGTGGGTCAGTTGCGGTGGTGGCAAGCCGTCCCGCTTCGTCAAATCGAATGGGCGCACGTTATGGGTAGCACACCCGCAAGGCTCACCCAAAGCAACTTGGGAGCGGTTCTTGTCTCTTCTTTCCGCTTCAAAGTAAATCCAACACCAAGTAGGTTCTACCCCTACTTTACAAACGACAAACTACAAACGACATGAAAACACAAACTAAACTGACACAAGCGGATTTCACCCGCCTTTCAAATGACGTAAACGGTAACCCACGTTATTACCTGCCCGCATTTATGGCGGATGAAAAGGCCGCACGGAAAACAGGAGGCGTAAAATATCGCGGAAAACGCTACGGGGTAGGCTGGGTTTTCCAGTCCTACGCATTACAAGGGGAAGTTGACGCTCTTAGCTCCTCAATCTGACACAACAAACAAGCAATGAAAACTTATCACTATTTGGTTTATTCTCCAATTCTCAAAAGATCATTTGACCATTCAAAAGGATTTAAAAGCATGGATGATTTTAAATTATATTGTTACGCTTTATACTCAGGAAACTGGAAACTTATTTCAATATCCTAAACAATAAACACGCAAGGTTCGACCCCTTGCCACTATCATACACCACAAACGAACGAAACAATGACAACTGAACAAATTAAATATCTCCTAATGAAGCATAGTGATTTCTGCTTAATCTTAAAATACCGCGATTTAACTCCATCCGAAGATGCGGAATTAATTGAAATCGAATTCCAACTTGACTCATTGAAGTAACTTTAAAACATTAAAAACATGACAACGACAAAAATTAAAACAATAGATTGCGTCTTAACCTGGGAATATGCCGTACAAGTGTATATCGAAGTATTAAGAAACCCAGATGCTGGCTCATGTTCCTTGCAATCTGCTAAGGAAGAGTTGCTTCGACTGGCACGAATTGTGGACAAACTAAACTAAACATCACGAAACCATGACAACGCAAAAGCAAATCAGAGCCTCATTCTGGCAATCGCACCCGCATCTTGAATCCTTTGCCCTTATGTGGGGCATTAAGACCGCGCCATATAACCGCCACAACGACGAAACGCGCATGGCCTTCGTGGACTATGTGGATTATCTTGAGAAATCGGGTGAAATCACGGATGAGCTAGCTTCCCGCGCAATCTTATAAATACACTAAAAAAAATGAAAACGCAACAATTCCAAGAACTTATTCAATCCGTTACTGGAAGACCGCTGAATTTAGAAATATCACTTGAAGAAATACCTTTAGAATCAAAAATCACAATCTCCAGACCTTGGAAAACTAACAAGAGAGCTTTCGCCTTTGAATGGAAAACACCCAAAAAAGAAGATTCTCTTTTGCGTAGTTTTATCACCGCTTTTTGCTCTAAATATCTTGAACCAGACCCCGAAACATATTCTAGAAATTGCTCTCTTTATGGTGATAGGTGGATTAGTCACGAAAACGAGTGGAGCAATCTGGAAACACGCTGGAATTGCTCTTTATGGAATCACCACAGGGGACATCAAACGAGTAAAGAGAAGCTAAAAGCGCAAGTAATTGCTAATTTCGCAAACTTTGACGCTGGCATGGCAAGGCTTGGATTTTACGAAACAAATTACGGAATCGGAATATTCACAATTTACGGTGGAACTTGGGTGCAAGAAAGCCTTTCGAGCATGGCAGACTATTTAACCCGCCAAGGTATCCCATACCGAAACGAATTATCTAAAGCGGAGTGGGTTACTCGTTTTATTCTAGGATTAGACAAGCCAGCGCACGCAAACTTACTTTCTAGCTTTTAAATAAATCCCCACGGGGCAATCTAGCCAGGCAAACGCCTGATCGTCACAAGCCGATTAAATAGAGAGTGACCCAATAAACATAACACAAAACCGTGAAACAAATCACAAGAAAACAAGCTGAAGACTTAGCATGTGCGAACGGTGCATTGAAGCTAGAAATCGAGTATTGCCAAGCTGATTGGATTAAGGAAAATGCACGGGTGATCGCTGACATTGAATGCAAGCGCACCGACAAAACCTATTTTAGCAACTGGCCGAAAGGCTGGAAAGCCACAATGAAGACAGAATCTGCTGAACGTGCCTTGCATGATATTACCGAACGATTTTTGCGCCGTGAATGCAAAGAATTAGACGGAGCAATCTGGCTTGGTAACTGGCAAATGATTCAAAACCTTGAAGGGAAAACAGCATGAAGACCACATTAGAAGTCGATCAATTACTTATCCAAATAATGAGTTTAACAATAAACGGCTTTGGAAAGTTCTTAAATGGATTTTCAAAAGAGCTTTTGTTTTTAGCTGTGTACACTCCAAAAGAAGAGGATAAATTGTTTTTATATAATGCCGCCGAAGCATTAGAGAAGATTTCAAATAAAATAAACGGTGAAAATATAGATTGACAAACAAACAAACAGCATGAAAACCACACTTGAAATCTTCGCCTGTTGCTTGATCGGCGCGGGAATCATTCCCTTTGTCGTCAAGCTGAAGCATCTACTTCATGCATTCTACCACTATTTTAATTAACAAACACGAAACAACATGAAAACATCATTTACAAAATCAGAAAGCAAAATTTATATTAGCGGATGCTTGCCCGAAACTGTTCCATTTAGCCTTGCGGTTGACACATTGCGAGCCTACGCATTTTTAGGCGAGTCTATCGAAGTTGACCACGGTAACGGTAAAAAAATAAGCAATCGAGACATTGCTAAACCATCAGGGCTAACGGATTCTCAAGCGGCAATCGCCTGTTCGGTGCTTTGTCACGGGTTACGTTACAAAATCGAGAGATTCCTGCCTGTAGGTACAAAAATTGAGGTAGTTGACGTTGGCTTTTCGACTGGCGAAGACCCACAAGCGTCATGGCAAAGCGAAATAATGCTGGAGATTAATGGTTTCACAATAGCACCATCAATCGAGTTGAATCATGGTTATCGGGGAGCTATAAAGTGGCATGCATTTGACCCGCATGGGGATGCCATCGTTGAAAACACGATTGAAAAGGTTGCGGTTTTCATGCTAATATCCAGCATCATGGCCAACACTATTGAGGAATTCTATATAACGGAGACAACCCCATGAACCACGACAACCAAGCATTAAACCTACTTGTTGACGGTGGCGCAACGCCCGAAGATGCGCTCTTCATCCTTGATGACCTAAAACACGTTATAAATTACGCTGAAGATCACCTGGGCGAGCAAGAAATGGTCAATGAACTGACGAAGCACTGGCAACGAAACCAATCAACAGATAATCACTACGGGTTCCCGAATTGGGAACAATTCCAATCATTACTAAATTACTTAGGATTCGATTTGGAACATATGCAACAACAATTAAACGAAAACATAAAACATGATAACTATTGAAAAACAAAAATGGCTGGCAAATGATAATTACAAAAATTATCTGATCAAATGTAGCGTCACCAATTCCACAACGCGATTTCACACCCGTCATGGCAAGGAATCTTGGCAAAAATATGCTGTTTTGATCTTGGGCTTAGAGGCTATGGAAGTAGATAGGAAAAGATTTGCTTTGATGCTTAAGCGAATTCGCACCGATAATCGCGAGAATTACAGAAAAACCGCATGAAAACACGCTTTGAGCCAGAAAATGACGAAGACGCAAGTCGTTTTGAAGAGCTTCTTGATTGCGTGGCGCACGTTTTTAGCGTACCCAAGGAGGGTATACTAAGCGATTCCAAACTCGGCATGTATTGCACACCAAGACACCTTCTGGCGACGATCTGGAGCGAAACCCACTCGTTGCAGGATACGGGCTGGAGAATCGGGAAAAGACACCACGGAACGATCATGCACTCAAGGGAGCGTGTCCAGTACCTGGTCGAACATGACCCGAAATTTGCGGATGCTGCCCAGAAGGTGCTTGATTTAATGAGCATGGAAGAAAATGAAAATTTGTCTTGATAAGCTAAATTAAAACGATAAAAAACGAACGCAATGGAAACAGAACAACAACAAAAAACAGACTACGAAATTACAGTCTTACTGGGGCCAAGAGAAAAAATGATTATTGACCTCAATGACAAGACAATCGAGCAACTGAAGCAATTTATTGATAAGACGAAAGCAAAATACCCAGAAGCACGGATTATGATTGACCGGAAAAAGAACACTTTTCTTAACAACAATGGAAACTGAAACAACAACAAAAACTGAAGCGATTGTGGCGCAGGAACCACAAAATCACATCATGTTGAGAGTCCAAGCGGAGACTCAGGCATTTGAGCTAATCCAGCGGCAAGCTATGATGCTTTCAAAATCCACGCTAGTCCCCAAGGATTTTGCTGGTAATGTCGCCAACTGCGCGATTGCTCTCAATGTGGCAAAGCGGACAAGGCTCGACCCCTTGATGGTCTGCCAAAACCTCGCCATCATTCACGGGCGGCCTTCATGGTCAGCAACAGCACTTATCGGCATGATCAACGCAAGCGGTAAATTCTCACCGCTGCGCTTTGTGCTGGATGATGATGACAATCCCACATCCTGCTACGCTGTGGCACGGGATCGGGAAAGCGGTGAGGAACTCAAAGGTGAGAAGATCACCCTAGACATGGCAAAGCGGGAAGGATGGTCAACGAAAAACGGAAGCAAGTGGCTAACCATGCCTGGGCAAATGCTCCGCTACCGTGCCGCTTCATTCTGGAGCCGTGCCTATGCTAGCGACATGAGCTTGGGGATGTACACGCAGGACGAGGTGCGTGACTTCGCGGAACCACCTAGGAACGTCACACCGAAAAACCCGTTTGTGCTACCAGAACCTGAGCCACAACCAGAGGAACCAGCGCAGGAACCCGCCAAGGAACCAGAAACCATCGAAGCGGAGATTGTACCTGAGAAGAAGGTATCCAGCAAGAAAGCTGGATTTGCGCTAGATGAGATGATTAAAGAACTCGAAAAGGAGGTAAACCCATGAGACTGGAGCATGACCTTGGGAGGAAATACTACGAAGGTGGTGCTACACCGTCAAACCTTGGTGGATATGTAAGCAAGTCGATGCTATTCGACTTTGCAAAAAGCCCGTGGGGATGGAAGCACTCAAAAGCCAAGGAAAGCACCCCTGCTATGGCTTTGGGTAGCTTGGTGCATTGTTTGGCACTAACGCCTAAGAAATGGCAAGAGGACTACGCAATCAGCGAATTCGACTCATACAGGACGAAGGCCGCGCAAGAATGGCGGGACGACATGATCGCCAAGGGGATTGTTCCCATAACGAATGAGCAATACGAGCAAGCCTCGATCATTGCGGATTCCGTTATGAGTGACGATGACCTTCAACCATATCTTGTCGCTGGATACGATACCGAGGTTGCCATGTATTCAGAATCGGACGAGATTAACGTCAGAGGCATGGTGGACATTGCACCTAAATCTGGGGATTGCTTGATTGACTTAAAGACCATTAGCTCGATCACCAGCGAGGCTAATCTGGTCAATGTGGTGCTTAATCGCGGCTACCATTGGCAAGCGGCCATGTACCTTGATCTCTGGAACGCTATTACAGGGGAGAATCGTTACAGATTCATCCTCGCATTCGTCGAATCGTCAGCACCATACGAAACCGCTATCGTTGACATTAGCGAATTCATCGAGCTTGGGCGGGATGGTTACACCAAAGCAATCTCGCTTTGGAAGAAATGCGTAAGCGAAGACACCTGGACTAAGACAATCTCTGGCAACACTAAACTAAAACTCCCACACTGGGCTATAAAACAATGAAACAAGACATATCACTAAGCATCAACCTAGAAAAGATCGACAAGAGTTTGATCTATGAATCGCCCAAAAATGGCAAGAAATACCTCAACCTTAATCTCGTCTTAACTGGCGAGAAGGGGCAATATGGTGACGATGGATTTATCAAGCAAGTTGTCACGAAAGAGCGCAAATTGAGCGGCGAACGGGACATCATCGTAGGTAACGCCAAGATCATCGACTGGGAGGCGTACAACCAAGCAAAGAATATCAAGGCTGACGTACAAGCGGCAGTTGAGGATGATGATGATTCGGATATTCCGTTCTGACCTGCGAGCCGAGTTGCAACGGCATACAAAATACTGTGACCCGCAGAATTGCAGCAGGGTTTATTTCACGAAATGATTACCATAATTACACCAGAAGAAGCCGCTAAACTAGGACATACGTCAATCACCATGCCGTATGACGAGAAGTCCGAAACAGAAATGACATGGCTTAGAACCGTCTTGCGTGACATGGCGGGATGCCGATCCTCGTTAGTCGAAACGCCAAAAGGACTTGAAGTCTGGAGACACAAAAACGAAATCAACACACTAACACAATGAGACTAAAACAAATTTGTAAACCAATCAGGGCAATCGGGAGCGATCCTGTTTTAACCTTAGCAATTATCAAGGCAATTAGCCAACCTAAGAAGCAAACTGGATGGTTAAACATCCTCAAGAACATAGCAAAACGAAATGGAGTTTCTCTTTAATGAGCTACCCGAAGAGCTATCTCCGAGGCTAAAATGGATGCGAAAGCACCAGATTCACGTTGAACAGTCGAAAGACGGAACTTGGATTGCTTACAAGGAGAAAACTAAGCATTTCCATCGAGATACCGAGGAGAAACACGCATTAGCGGGACTAGCCAGCAAGATTAAAATCAAACTTTGGAACGAATAAACAACACAACACAATGAAAAATAGCATAATATTTAAACTGCATGAGCATTTAATGGAAGGAAACGGCATCACTCCAATGGAGGCCTTGAAGAAATGGAAATGTTTCAGACTTAGCGCAAGGATTAACGAGCTGCGCAACGCAGGCACACCGATCATCACGGAAACCATTAGGAAAAACGGCAAGTCATTTGCCAATTACTTCATAGCGCAATGATTACCAGACTTGATGATATGTTTTACGGCGATCCTGTTGCACCTGGGCAAGTGATTGTCGAAGGCAAGATGCTTATGACAACGGCAAGAGCTAAGAAAATACCTTATGGGTTGGTTGGCGATAAGCTAATCTACCGAAAAACACACGGTATCGTGATCGAGCAGAAGAACCTTAAAACCTTAACGGAGGCAATTGAAGAAAAATGCAAGCGCAAACTGAACGAGTCAAAATAAAGCACCGCAAGTTCTCATTCGGCTCTGGACGCAAACGCAACCAGATACAGGACAAGAAGGTCAACACTAGGGTCAGCTTCTCCGTTGAGACATTTAGACGGGTTACGAGCCTCGCGGAAAGGCTTGATTGCTCGTTCTCCTCAGCGGTTGAAAGGCTAATTAGGACGGCAGAATCAGAGGCTATTGAGCCAACGCCTGTAATCGACTGGAACGAATTCAAGAAAAAGCGTAATTTTTATTGCTTAACGAATGTTCTCGACGCATCATTCAAGAAAAGAGGCTTAAAATGAACCATGCACAACCAAAAGACGGTGACACAATCGCGGTGTGGGTTTCTTGCGGTGCTGCCAGTGCCGCCGCTGCAATCTTAACGGTAAGTATGTATGACGAGCGGTGTAATATCCGCTTGCTTAATAACCCAATCAAAGAAGAACACATAGACAACCAACGATTTGTGCGCGATCTTTCAAAATATCTAAATAGAGAAATTGAAGTTGTAATAAATCCAGCATTTCCATCTTGTTCAATCTTTGAAGTATTTGAAAAGCGTAAGTTTGTATCTTCACCGTATGGCGCACCATGCACTGGGGAGCTGAAGAAAAAAGCTAGGCAACATTGGGAAAGCAACAATCATGCAGACTGGCACGTAATTGGATTCACCGCAGATGAAAAGCATAGACACGCACGATTCACAGCAACCGAAAGAAATAATGTTTTGCCCGTTCTAATTGAGCGTGGAATGACAAAGAACGATTGCGGGAAAATGATGGTCGCTTTAGGTCTAAAAATGTCTATCGCCTATGAAATCGGAATGCCGAACGCTAATTGTATGGGATGCGTTAAGTCTTCAAGCCCTGCATATTGGCAACTCATAAAAAAGATTGCGCCAGAGCAGCACCAGAAAATGGGTGAGGTAACGCGCAGACTTGGATGTCGTCTTGTTAAACTCAAAGGCAAACGCATTTTTCTGGACGAACTGCCAGATGGGTTTTATGGCAGCTTAAAAAAAATGGATCTCGATTGCGGTTTTTTCTGCGAGGAGAAATGGAAATAACTAAACATATTTATGCAACTACCAACCTACCAAATAAAAATCTACCTATCAGGCTCAATCGAAGTAGCCAAGCAGGTAATTCGTGAGCATCTACTGGAACACCCATTATGCGTCACAATCGAGCCGACCACGTTTATTTACGTTGGAGGAGAAGAATCGGGGTATGTTGTGGGATTATTGAATTACCCGCGATTTCCTACGCCGCCGAACGAGCTGAACGTCAGAGCTGATATTCTGACTGAGTTGCTAATCAAAAAAACATTTCAGCGATCAGCTTTGGTTGTTAAACCAGAAACGACCAGATGGATAACCTTGGATTCAATAATCGAGTAACCACAAACAAAAATGAACTACCTTAAAGGATTCCCAAAGCGTTACAAGCTAGCTGAATTGCCAACTGGCGAGTTATGGTGGGACGGGTACAATAAGACATTGGAAACGATCAACAATGGCGGCATTACATTGCTTTACGGCAAGCATGGGACAGGGAAAACACGCATGGGTTACGAACTAGCTAAGGTCTGCACCCCGCCGAATAATCAAACGACTGTTGGGCGTGGATCTGGCATGGTTAAACGTGATTTGCCTTGCGTATACACGACCGCAGTCAATTTGTTCATGGAGATCCGCGAGACGTACAAGAAAGAGTCTGAGCGCACCGAGAGAGGCATTATAAACGATTACAGCAATGCTGCCTTCCTGGTCATCGACGAGATACAAGATCGAGGCGAAACGGCATTTGAAGACCAGAAGCTGACGGCCATTATAGACGCACGTTACATGGATAATAAGCCAACCTTGCTAATCTCAAACCATGACAGAAAGCGGTTCGCCGAGTCACTATCACCTGCGGTGCTGGATAGGATTCGTGAAAACGGATGTGGAGTACACTTTAGCTGGGAATCATACAGAAAAGGAGACATATTATGAGCTTGAAAAACATAAAACTACCGCAACACCACGCCGAGAGCTTACCGTTACTTTGTATGTTGAAAGTCTATTTCGACCAACTACACTTCAAATCGACGGGTAAATCTCGACCAACCCTGCCAATGGAGGAGGAAGAAATCGACGAGCTAGAGGAGGATATTGCTACCTACAAGCTGTTTCTGGATGAGGTCAAGAAACATGAAGAAAACGAGCAACTAGAAACCAAGGAAAAACTATCAAGATGAGTGCAGGTAAGGGTGATACCCCAAGAAAGATGGATAACGGTAAATACGCCACAAACTACGAGCGCATATTTAAAAAGCCTGAGGACACCACCACCACCACCAGGAGTCCTAGCATAGAGCGCGGGTGTAGTGGGAAGGCTAATCTTGGGCGAGACTATTCCAAACAGGCTGATAATCTTGCTATGAAGCACGGTAAAAAATATGGAGTGTATCACTGCCCACACTGCGGCGGAACCCACCTTACCACCAAGCTCGACAAATTAGAAACCTATGCGCCTCTACTTTATACTACTTAATGAATACTTCCTTTGGAATAATCAGGCATGACCTGTGAAGAATGTGATTTTAAACATGATCAACTGGTTACAAATTGTAACCACCTCGATTCAACTACTAACGACAATTAAATCAGTAATATGAACAAAGAAAACGCACACGAATACCTTCCATTAGTTCAGGCATTAGCGGATGGTAAAACAATCCAGCACAAATCGTTTGATAATCATTGGGTTGATATAGATGATCATAAAATTATTTATTTTCATGAGCCGTCACATTACTACCGTATCAAGCCAGAACCTCGCACGTTTGTAATATACGTCAATAAATACACCCACCAAATTCATAACCAGAATTATGGCGATCCCGACTGGGAACAAATCAACGTACAGGAGGTGCTGAAGTGACTGACACACCAGAAACAGACAATTTATCAAGGGGAAACCACGTTGTTCCAACTACGTTTGCTGAGCAGATGGAACGCAAGCGGGACGAATGGAAAGCAAAATACCTCCAGCAAAACAAAGACCTTGGATATGAGCTACTTGATCCAAACGGGACTATCTGGAGTGAGTGCAAAAGGTTGCAAACCGAACTCGCCGACGTCACCAAACAACTGGACGAGCTTATAAGCCAGCGTGATGGTGCTGAACGAAAACACATAGGCCGCTGGGGTCACAACAAAAAAGAATTCACATCACCATACATAAACCAATGAGTAAATACATAACCAGCGTTGTAAGTACTGTCGTACACATGGACGACCGAAACCCTATATTCGGCGAGGATATTACTACCATAACCATCGACGATGAGACTTGTGGTGGTTATATCGTTTTAACTCAGAACGATCAAACTATAAAAATTGACCCTGACGAGCTACAATTGATTACAAAAACTGCAATGAAAATGCTAGCCAATTACAAAAAGCATGAGAAGTAAAACCGAAACAATCATTGGTGCGTTGCGTGTACTGGCACAAGACATCCAAACGCAAGATGGTGTAGCCAACGCTGCCATTGCGGAAGCAGCAGATCGGATGAAGGAATTATGCAGCGAGTTGCTATTCTACACAAAACTTAATGAAAACTTTTCGGAGGCTAGTAGAATCTGTGCAAAGATTTACATAGCCAGAAACATAAGCCTTTCAGAAAAAGATGTGCTTTCAGCGTTGGTTGAAATCGACAAACTTTACCGCGAAGAAAACCACAACTAGGTGACAAGCTGTCCCCTACTTAAACCGTGACAAATTGTAACGGGTTGGAACTAACTAATACCGCTTAAAGCAGATATGCAGGATAAGTCAACTCATGTCAATCCAACCGTTGTCATTGGCATCGACAATGGCATTTCTGGTGGTTTGTGCGCTATTTCAGCACACAACGGTGCTGTTATCAGCTCAATACCCATGCCGACGATCAAGCACAACGGCAAGACCGAGGTGGACGTTCTGGCGGTACTACGCTACATCCGAGGCTTTCTGCCACAAGATGTCTCCGTAGCCATTGAGGAACCACTAGCACACGCTAAGTCATCACAAGCCATCCGCTCGATGGCGTTAGCATTTGGTATGCTCTACGGGGCTTGCCTCGCACACGGGTTGCCAGTTGCCCGTATCGCGGTCAGACCTTGGCAGGATGCAATGCTTGGTAAGAAGCGTGAAGCAGGGATGACGAAAGTGCTTGCTTTAGCGTTGGCAAACGAGTTAGCTCCAGACGAGACATGGCTAGCTACGAAACGATCCAGCACACCGCATGATGGGATGGTTGACGCATTTTTGATAGCCAGATATTACCTTAAACAGCGATGGACTGAACAAAGTCGCCTCGACCGATAAACGAGGAAACGCAGGTTAACCCTGCTCGCTGACCTAAACGTCCATTACGGATGTTTTAATTAAGGGTTGACATGGATTTGTTAATTTAGTAATACTCTTGCCACATGAATAAAGGATGCATACCAGATATTGAAACCACTGAAAATATGTGGAACGCTTACCAACAAGATAAATCATGCGCTGAAATAGCTAATGAATTTGGCGTTACTAGGCAGACAGTTTGGAAAAGATTACAACGCAGAAACAAATCACTTCGTCAGTTGGCGAAACTTGAATCCGTTACATTTAATGGCAGCTTATATACTATGAGAAACAATGGATACCTTGGCAAAACCACAGAAAACCGTTCATACTTACACCGTGATATTTGGGAGTTTTCATTCTTTAAGATACCATCTGGATGGGATATTCATCATGTTAACGAAGATAAGACCGATAATCGTGTTGAAAATCTTTGCTTAATTCATAAATCAGCACACACATACCTTCATGGACAATTCAAATGATAACGATCCCATTACAGTTGTTGAATTCTGCGCCGGATACGGAGGTCTTGGACTTGGCATCAAAAGAGTGCTTGGCGAGAGAATGCGACTCATCGGACTTTGTGAACTTGAGGGGTTCGCCCAAGCAAATCTCATCAGTAAGATGGAAGCAGGACTCATGGCACAAGTTCCTATTTGGTCGAATCTGCTTGCCTTCCCATACAGAAAGTTTCGAGGACTTGTGGATTTTGCAGTTGCGGGAATCCCTTGCCAACCGCATAGCCTTGCAGGAAAACGAAAAGGAGGAGGTGATGAGCGATTCCTCTTTGACGATTGGTTGCGAGGACTTGAGCAAATGCAACCTAGATACATCCTTATTGAGAATGTTGAAGGATTGCTCTCAAGTAAGATGCCAGACGGAACTCTTTGCATTGCCTGGACAATTGAGAGATTGGAAGCAATGGGTTACAAAGCTACGGCAGGAATATTCAGTGCGCGTGAAGTCGGCGCACCTCACCAGAGAAAGCGTGTGTTCATCATGGCCTACCGTAACTGCGAACGAGGACAGCTACCGAATTGGTGGAGAGAGTCAGCAGAGCAGGTGCTTGTCAGCGATGGCGAGAAGAGGCGAGCTTGGCCAAGCCGCCCCAGTCAACCCCAGTACGGATGGGAGCCGCCAAGAGTCGTGGGCGACACCCAGCACAATGGATCACATCAATGTGGTGCGGATGCCACAGGAGCGGAGTCCGGCGGCGAACAAGGGGGGTTGCAAGAATCTGAGGGAGGAAGTCCATCAGTGGCCAACCATCTGTGCAGGGGATTACAGGACACCTCCAACAAACAGCGGTACAACGGGACAGACAATCATGCCGGCATCGGAACACGCCCTACCGAAAGCAGCAGGCGGCAAACTCAACCCCCGCTGGGTGGAAACCCTCATGGGACTGCCTGTGGGATGGACTATGCCGAGTTGTGCATCTCCTGTGACAATCGTACCGACGAACTGCGACTGCTTGGAAACGGAGTCGTACCCGCAACAGCAGAACGAGCATTCAGAACTCTTTTAGCCGAACTAATACCATGAAACCAAACATATACAATATAGTCAGAGACGCAATCGAATCGGGAACCGTAAAAGGCATCCGTAGGGCGCACAAGCACACCGATGATCCAACGCACGAACATATGGAGGCAGAGGTATTCGCGGCTATTATGCTTGAGCTAGATCATTATTTTACCTTTGACATACCAGCACTAGACTAAGCCTTTGAGTAAAGCCTAGAATACCTTCCATCATGCAGACCTTTGCGGAAAACAAGTAACTTGTCCTTAACCATTCCGTTCAAAAGTCTGCGGGAAACTGACTCCGTAACACCTTTTTTGTCCATGAAATCTGCTATTGTAAACTCGTTATCGCGTTTGTACTCAGGTGCTTGGGACAAGGCAAAATCAAGGTCTGTCAGCGTCTTGTTCAATGTTGTTGATTTCTTCATGATGTGTTATCTTGTAAAGGTCTACGGTGTACGGAAGTTTATAAAATCCCTTGTGGCGAGATCCAATCGCTACCTTCTTTTGTTACGTTCCAAGCGTTCCAAGCCCCAGTTTTATCGTTGATCAAACCGTAAAGGAAACCATTACGCCATGATAACTTCGCGGCATGACGGTCTGCGTAAGTCAGTGCGTCGATATTTGCCATGCAACCTAGGCTAAATGCCTGTGAGCCATCAATGTGCCTTGCCGAGTAGATATCTGGCTTATGGACATGACCAACTAGGCAACTACCCCAGTTTTCGTAGTGCGATCTGGCAGGGTACATCGTAGCGCGGAATCCGTGTAGCAGTTTAGGGCCGCCCTCTGGCATTTGCAGGTACTTTGAAACATGGTACGAACACCATGTAATTTTACGTTTTTTGAATTGCTCCTCAGAGTGTTTTACCAACTCCGCACACCGCTCTTGTAGGATGCCGTCACCGCTGTTCATGCCTAGCCAGATACGATCATCGTGGTTGCCGAGGGTCAGGTAATTCGGCTTGAACGCATCAAGGAATGTCATCCCAGCAAGGTAATCCATAGAGATACCTTCAGCACGATCTTCTGGCGAAGCACCTTTCCGCAATGGCGAGAAATCCCACAAGTCACCCAAATGAATGCGGTAATGTGGCTTCCAACTATCAGCAAAAGCCATGAGTTTGATCATAGCGTCAGCATCGACCAAATGACCATGATTATCGGCGCAGACTAGGAATCGTTTATATGCCATGCTTTTTAGTTAGGTTGTCCCACGCTGGGAAGAACATATTCTCAAGACACCGTATAAGTGCCTCCTCGTCGTAGTTCTCCGCCCAAGAATGTCCCGCTAGTGCGAGTGTGGCATGAATCATCTCATGCCTTAAAGTTTCAATAGCGACTAAGTTATCCTTTATAGAAGTCGAAATGGTGATCTCGCGCACCTCAAAATCCATCTCACCATATGCCTCAATTTTAGTACGTTTTACCCTGAAAGTAACGCCACCAATCGTTACCTTTTTGGGAAGTACCATTAAGTTGTAGCTTGGTGATGCATCGAATCGCGACCCCAGAAAACACCTGCGGATAGGAATCCTTCGCGTGAGAACGCCTCGATCACCTTAAAGGGCATATCAGCCGATACAGGCCAATGCTGGTGGTTAGCGTTGGTATCTGCACGGAAGTCCACAGCAGCACCGTATGCGTGTAAGGAAGGCTTATTAAGCCCCCTCATGGGGCGATTGTTGTACGCCCCACAGTATTCCCGTAAAGTCTCTGGCGAGACGATGGCGACCTCTTCTAGCACCCTTCTGAGGGCAGCAGCGATCCTGTTGTGTACACGCATAGTTTTAACTTTACTACCTTCATACTGCACATCCAAGTCGCCAACGAATAAGTTGACCAATCTGTCCTCGTTGCCGTGCATACCAAAGAATCCAATCAATGCCGCTTCAGACTGTGCTGGCCACGGGTTAGGTATTGGCATCAATCGGCGGCAATGACGTTGGCAAGCCTCGATGGATTTAGCGCCCCAGAAACCATCTGGGACAACGCCAATCTTGTGCTGGATCTCAATGATGGCTTCGCGTTTCATAGCGATTATGTGAGCTTACTTGCTCGAATGGAACTGTACGTCAAACTGCCCCGTGGATGGGGTGTAACCAAACTCGCCACGGAATGGGAAAGCCTCGTTTACGGCACATGACGAGCAGGTCACGGCAAAGATTGCAATACCTGCCAAGGCAAGCAACATAAATAGACCTGGTAGTGCTGAGTCCGTTCTCATGCCGTTGGTGGTTCTTGGTCTTTGGCTAGGAAACCTAGTGCTGCAAGTGCTGCTGGTAATGCCCATGTCTTCCAATCATCAATGCTATGACCTTGTTGTACGATGCTTTGAATGGCAGCAAAGATTGCCGCAAGTAGTCCTACGATTGTCGTATTCATAGTTATGGTTTAATGTATTTTGAAATTGTTGTCAACTACTTAAGATTTTGCCGAATAATCGACAATGCCGAAAGAAGCGATACGATGATTGCCGCTACAAACGCAATGGTCTGTAGCCACGGGTTAACCTCCGCTGGCACTAGGTCAGTCATCATGCTTGCAATGGGCGCACAGATACCTGCAAATGTCTTTACTGGAAGACTGGTGTTGTCGAACGGATTCATTTGCAAATGTGGGGGAACGGATTCATTTTGGTGTAGCGGTAGTGGTACGGACGATTTTAGAAATACGAAATCCTTTTGGTATGGTCGGTGCAGATGGCACGATCAGCGTAGTAGATGGTTCGCTTTCACCAGCAATGTTCACGCCTGTCACGTTGACGTTGGTGCGATCGTCTGGTAGTTGCACGGTGATCTGCGTGTTGCTAGTGCTGGCTACAGGCGAACCGTTTATGTATAGCATATATGAGTCCGCATCAGGCGTAGCGTCCCATGCAAAGGTCACTGTGCGTTCGGCGGCGAGCGGTAAGGTTAGTGCTAAGAGTATGAGTAGGAGTTTCATGGGCGTTCGACTTTGCTGGTGTTTGTGGGTTTTGCCATGATCTGTGGGTAGGCAACAGTCCCAGCGTATCCCGCCCAAGTTTTCATTGCTTCAATTTGTGCATTGATAAATGGCAACCCTCGATAATTCAGCCATTCTGCACCTCCGTCATTTAAACCTATAAAACAAAGTTGACCACCATCACCTTCAAAGAAAAACGGAGTACCTGAATCGCCGACATCGTAGCCTCTAGCAAAATAGCGGTAAAATGTATCTGCCCCATAAAAATTCTCTTCCGCAATACTCAATGGTTGGGTATTTGGGTTTTCGTCATAATATGCACGAGCAAAATTCGCTGTCCACAAAGGGTCGTGCTGTATTGACAGGTTTGTTAAGCCCATATTAGGCGTATCTGGCACGTCTGATCTATGCCCATTCCAATCAAAATATATACTATTTCTATTTCTAAAGGCGGAAAAAGCTATAGGATATGCCCTTTTATTTTGATCAATACCATATCCTATGCCACTAAAGAATTCTTTTGCAGTAATTAACGGCCTTTTTGACCGAGCAATAGTTTGAGAGTTATCAATATTGGTTTCGTTGTCATATAGCCAAGATCCTGCAAATTTTAATGGCCTGACTGTTTCTGGAAGAGGGGAACTAAGCAAATAAATAACTACATCTCCCTTTGCGAAGTTGCTAATTGGTTTTGGAGGAGTGGAAGCATAATCCAAACTGCTAAATGGAATAGTATTAACTGCACCAGTGCCATTGTTTGGCGCATCAAAGAAGTTAACAGAAGCAATTACTGTCCGAACGTGCAGCACTCCGTCATTAGCCTTAAAAGCTATCTGCCGCCCAGACGTTAGGTTACGGTCAATGCCGACACCAGTAGTACCAAAGTTCCATGTCCAGTGAGCAACGCCAATACCCACTTGTGGGGCGATTAAGCACCCCATATTTGCCTGACTCCATGTTTCAAAAATATTGTTGCCAATCGGTATTCCCGAAATGTCTAAATCTCCTATCCAGCAATATGGGTTACGAGTTCCAACAAGGTTCGTGTAGACGTTTGAAGTAAGGTTTACGTTGTCCCAAATCTTATTGGTTTTCCCTGATGCTTTTAATCTGAAAAGCGCATTCCACGCAATAATTTCGGATGATGTAATTTGGCCAGTAAACCCGTGAATTTTACGATTAGCTGCTCTTACTGAGGGTGCAACTGGGTTTTGAAGCGTAAGCGTCCTGCGAGTTATTTTGCGGACATCGTTTTGGGTTAGCACAAAATCAACATCAGCAGATTTAGTGCTAATAGTTTCTGATGTGACGCTGTCCCGTAACGATACAAAGGTATTTTGTATGGTAAAATTATCAGATCCAAATTCTCCTGTTGATGAAACAATTTCTAAATTTATATTATCTGGAGTAATTTTAGTATCAATAACTTTCTTAGTTTGCGAGGCTACATATGTAATTAAAGTCCCATCACAGGATACATCTATGTTGTTTGGAGACACAACATATTCCTCTGTAAACTCAGGGAATAATAACCCCATATCTTTCAATATTATATCCATATCAATTATGATATGTAAACTTCGCATGAACTACTAAATGAGTTGTCTGGAAATTTAGGTACTAAAACCCATGCAGTGCCAACATATTTAAAATGACCTACGGTATTATTTAGTACAATCCACAGCTTACCCGCCGTACCCGCAGGTGGACTTGCTTCCGTGGCTGTAACAACGTAACCAGCAGCAGCAGCATAAGGAACCCATTCATTATTAGTGGCATCCCACTGTTTTAGTAAACTTAATGTTGTATTATACCAACGCGCACCAGCAAATTGCAGGGATGGATAAGCCGTCCCATGTAAAATCGCATCTTTATTCATGATTTTAAGAATTATGCGAGCATAACCCGATGCTGGCCAAACAGGAGATAGTGCATAATTGTTCGCTGGGCGTACTGAAACATTATTTTGCAAAGTCGTCCCGTTGTAAGATTGACCAAGTAGATTTTGTTTTATTGGGCCACCGCCAACTGGAAATAAAGTTGACGATTCAAGGTTAAAGAAAATTGGGAAATCCTCTGGCGTACTTGGAAATAGGTCTTCACCATAACCAGTAAACGCAATAATATTCCTATTCATGGTAATGTCGTCTAATTCAAATACAAGAGTAGGGGGGTCAGCAAGCGTTGTGCTAGCTAGCCATGACAACGTATAAACATATCTGTCAGAGGTTACAGTTGGGGGTGCTTCAAAAAGCACATTTAATCGCACTCGTACTAACCCCGCAACGCTAATAGCATTAAAATTAATGGGACTCTGGAAAATTATATGCTCGCCCGTTAACGGTAGGATGCCAGAGGCATAGGTAACATTTTCGCTGTAGTAACCAACTTGGGACGCACCCGCTATACTACTGACCGCAACACCCCCTAAAGTTACGCCATCGTGGCGGGCTAACACCCCACTTTTATAAGCTAAAGTTCCAGTGGGTGCTATAACCGCAGACATATCGGCAAGAATCAGATTGGTTGGAGTTAAAGTTTGAGGCATATACTCTGTGCCAATACGGTTAGAGATTGCTGCGGTTCCACCCAGTTTTGCAGTAATGCTAGTTGCTGTTACTGGTGCGCCTAATGTTCCCAGTGCATTGGTAGAAGTTGTCAAGTCTCCCCCCGAATTCAATAAAGAGTGTACTGCTGCGCTTACTGTTATATTTGCCATGATTTTATTTTATTAAGGTTGAATGTAGTATTTACCAGAATTCGGAGCAACGTAAAAAAAGTTATCAGGAGATGGGCTTTTGTAACCATTATTGTCTGGAGGCACAATGATTTCAATGATTACATCCCTAATGTTAACAAGAGTGTTTGCTAGAGCATAAAACATATTTTTATAGATTAACCGTTACCATTAGCACCCAATGCGCCCCCACCACCACCGTAGCGTGACTGCATATTCATGTTTGTAAAGATGCGTTTTGCAATCACCGTCTGGGTATGCTGCTCGTCGAGCTTCATTAGCTCGTCGAGTAGTATCTCGCTAGCTTCTGCGTCAGCTACTGCTGCCTTTTCCTGTTGGCCTTCAGCACGGAGGTAGTCGGCGTATGTGCCGTGTGCAATGTATTCAAACCATTCCTCGGGAATTAGCGACGATGACGTTAGTGACTGTGTAGTTGCCCCTGCTGCTGTAGAGAAGCTCAGGATGCCCTTGTAGACCACAAAGGCAGACGTTGGTGTGATAGTGCCAGAAAGCACCTCAGCACCGTCAGAACCCACCGTATACTGGTATTCCTGACTTCCTGTGGTCTTGAACGGTGCGTAGACAAACACCCGTAGGAACGAGTCGATAGTAGTCTTATCAACCTCGACGAAAGGTATTACGCCATCCGTAACGGTGCGCTCCTCACCGATCTTGATAAAGCGCGTCCAGTAGTTGCTAGACTTAAACGCCCGTACTGCCCTGCGGTTCATCAAGGCGCGGATACGAGGTTCTTCTATAGTTGCAAACGTGACCCCGCAGAGGGCTGATACTAGCTCAAATAGGTCTGCGTAGGTTCTCGTCTGCATATCAAATATGTCCCGCTCTCAAGTGTGATTGTGATTTAAAAAAGTCACGAACAAAGCCTCGGTCATCCCAGCATTCTTTTCCGTACTTATTCGCCAACAAAAAGTATTCATGCTGTGGGATAGCTCCGATTGGACTACCAAGCATGGATTTAGCATCTTTCATAGAACGTGCCTCAGCAGATGCCGCTTGTTCACGCGTTTTTTGCATTGTTTCCTTTAGCATTCGTCCAGAACAAAGTTCTTTAACGAGTGCTGAAGTAAGTGCTTCGCTTTCAAACATAAAAAATAAAGGAGAGGGAGATTTTACCCTCCCTCCCCAGTTTGGATTTAAGCTTGATGTTGGGTAAGATCAATAATCTCAAGACCAATCAAGATTTCACCAGCAGTAATACTTGCAACAGCAGAATCTGCTACTTTAATGTAGATTGGTGTAGCTGTAGACGCTGCTCCAACTGGCAATACACCTCCTTTAATGGTGGTATTTCCAGCAGTTTGAACAAATGAAGTACCAGTATTAAATGTTGGAAGACCAACAGTTGCGGCATCAACATCAAGTGCGCTGATAAATTCTACTGGAGTAGCAAGAGTTGTACCAATACCAATAGATAAAGTTGATGAACCAACAATATCAACAGTATTAGTAACAGCGCAGAGGGTTACAGCACCACCAGCAGGGATTGTCGCAATTTGACGAGTTCCTGCATTGCCAATGGCAATAAGATCAGCCGCCGTAAGGCGAATTACATCAGTGTATGGGGAGCGTTCGTTATTATTAAGTTTAGCCATATTATTATTTTTCTGATTATTAAGGATTAGGTGTAAGCGATCTTGCCGTGTGCTTGTGGATGCTTAACGCACAGGGTTCCTGCTACGTCAACAAAACCACGCTCACCACCACCTTGGTTCTCAAGGCGGGTAGCACCCATTGGGATCAAGGTGTTAAAGCCAAGATACTTAGGATTGAGGACATAACCAAAGTTAGTTCCAGATCCAGTAGGCATACAAGATGGGTTTCCGTTAAGAATTTTCACCATACCAAAGTCCGAATCATACATATTGACAGACAGAGTAATAGCTTTCGAGGTTGCATCTTGGTTTACATGATAAGTGTTTTGCGTAGATGCAACAGCACGACTAAAGTTACTAATAAGTGTCCGAAGAGCAGTATTGGCAACAAGTGTAAGACTGTTCATTTCTCCGTTCTTGGAGAAAATTGAGCCAATCACACCATTAAATGCAGTTTCCGTAAGGGTAGTAGTTAAAATTGAAAGAGTAGGAGTACGATATGCAGCAGGAACTGGATTTGTTCCTTGAGCTGCAACTTGCAACCAAGCACCAAGACCGCGCATACCGTAAGGAGTACCAGCACCGTTTTCAACTGTCATTTCGTTAGAAGAGGCAATCGTTGCCTCGATGTCACGTTTGATTTCACGCATCGATTTAGCTTCTGCCTGGGCTACGTTTGCAGGGCCAACGGAGGTAACAGCTTGTTGCAAGTTTGACACAAGATAGTCACGGCGCATCAATTGAACGTAGTTACCAAGGCGAGCGCGATCAGCAAACTTGTCGCTAAACGATGTCACATCGGAACCTTCAGAGATACCAGTTGTAACTGGAGCAGCAAGGGAGTCCACAGTCCATTCGCTAAAAGTAGCGGTAGCTTTACCTTTCGAGCAAAGACTAAGAATTGGGGTTTCTTCTGGTGCAAGCAAGCTCAACTCGTTGCTAAGATCCTCGCGGTTAGCCACTGCGGAACCAGTGTTAGTTTTGCCCGTTGGAGCATTCGGGGAATATGTATTTGAGATAGGCATATTATTATTTCGGTAAATTATTTCATTCTAGCAATTCTGGAAGCAACCCAATCTTCAACAGATCCTGTTGATTCAAACTTGTGGTACGCATCTTTTGTTTTTGCCTTTGAGCTAGAGTTAATCTTTAACGAACCAGAACCAACTGGGGAAGCGGGTGGCGACACCTTCAACTTATTCCCAGCTCCAGTTTGTATAGACTTTGCTTTACCTCCAAAGATAGACTTTGATGCGTGTGCAAGGATGTATTCTATTTGTATCCCAATCTCTGGGATGTCTCGTTTGATTTTAGAAATTAGTGGGTCAGAAATTAGTGCTTTGTAGTTCTTTCCAATATCGGACGTTTCATCCTTAATGTCTGGAACTTCTTTTTGTGCTGCTGCTAAGTATTGCCTTTCCATCACTCCGTACTCAGCAATCTTTGCAATCTCCTGCTGTCTGGCAGGGATGTACTTGGTAATTGCCTTTTTGGAATTTCGGTTAGCTAGACGGATTTTAGACTTAGGGAACTCCTTGTCACCAACAACGATAATATCGTCATCAGCATAATCTTGGTGTTCGTCAAGAATATCATCCGTCATCTCCAACGTCCTTGCCATCTCCTCATGGAATGATTTTAGTGCCTCTAGATCTCCAATTGCTTGGATGTCGTCTGGCATTCTATCACCATTCGCTAGCGGTGCTGGCAGGGGTTGAGCAGCAAGTTTTTCCTCTAGGCTCCGCTTTTGGGCGGTAAGCTCTCCAATTCGTTGAAGTAGTCGGCTTTTACCTTTTT